AGATGCTGAACTGTTATCTTCAATCACAGCTACCAAGTTGACTTGAGTTGCAGCATCAAATAAGCCACTCAATACAGCGTCTTGATAGAAAGCTGTGAATGAACCGGACACTTCGATTGAACCACGCTGAACGTCTGGCGATACGTTTGCGCCAACAACTGCGCCCATGCCCGCAACTTTTCCATCAATCGCTAAAGTCAGTCCAGTAATGTTAGTAACAGCCGCACCATTGACGATCAACACACCGTTGATTGCTGCGAGTGGATTTGATGCAGTCTCGCCTGTTGGAGTGGTTAGTATGCGAGTGATGCCAGTTGTGCGGTTCAAGCCCACGCCTGTGACGGCTAAAGTCGCATTACCTGTTGACGGTAAACCGATATCCAGTTTGCCAAAGACAACATCGGAATAAACTTCTGATTGAGCAATATCAGATTGCCAATCTTCAACTGTCCAATAGTCTTTTGTATGACCTGTTATCGGTACAACTGCTTTTTTGCCAGGCAATGCTATGGTGCCAGCTGTGCCTGAGCCAGTTGTCATTGTGCTGCCGTTAAGGGTTTTAACAGTAATGACAGTATTTGTGATGTTAGTGATTAACAGATTTTTGCCGATACAGTCAGCGTTTAAGCCTGTAGCGACTGAGATACGAATAACATCGCCAATCTTAAAGCCACCTGATGTCAACAAGCCTGTGCCTGTTAGCGTGTAAGCGCCTGCAACACCACCCACCGCTAACGCTAAACCAGTTAATGAAGTTGTAGCAGCAAAGTCTTTGCGTAATACGGAAGCGATAACTGTTGAGTAAGTACCCGCTGATAAAACACCATTTAAGGCCGTATCGACTGAACGTAAGCCATGCGTTTTACCTGTGCTTTGTTGATGCGAAGCAATCTCGTTGTTAGCGTAAGTGTCTTTCTTGAGGTTGTTGGTTGATTGTTCCCGTCTTAAAATCTGACCGCCTGAACCTGATGCCGCTGTTCCGAGTACAGTCTGTTTTTTAATCGAGACCTGTTTGTTGATGCCTTGTGCTATTGCCATTTTAAAATCCTAATGATTTCAAGGTGGCAATAACAAACGAGGCTTTATGCGTGGTTTGTAGCGAGCTTGTAGTGGTTAATTAAATTATTTTGGGATTGCTCCCCATATTACTTTTTACTATCTTGAAGCCATTTTTCCCAAGCCGATAACATTCCCTTGGCTAACCTTATTATACTCTCATGCAGCAAAATTGTTGAGGCGCTCATGTTTATCCTGAAATGTAAGTATGGAATCTTATGCGGACGGGAATAACGAACCTATCGCCATCGTTGTAAGCTGGTTTTACTTCTGGCGTGTGTGAAATCAAAATATTATTAGCGAGTGAAGTGCCACGTTTAAAAGTCGTGCGTAATAATTCCGCTCTTGCCTCTGCTGTGTTTGCCCCCACGCTTTGTGGATAACAAAGATCAACTTGCAGAAAGCCTTGCTCTTGAAATCCTGCCCCCTTTTCCTGATTGTCAGGCTCAGCCAATAGCAAACTTGCCCGTTGGTAAGGCGTACCCACTACCGGAGTAAAGGGTGCGTTTTGCCATGCGGTTGCTAATGCTGGCGCCATGCCGTCTAGCGCTGATTCCAGAGTGCTACGAATAGCCGATATACTCATGGATTAACCTCTTGAGCTGCATGTCTGACAATCCCTTGGTATTCTGATATAGTTAAACCCACCATGCCATTTGGAGGGCATTGCGAGCTATAGCCGTTTTCAAGCCTGATTGAGTAGGGCAGATTATTAACGAGATAGTGCAGCTTTCCTGCTGCTTGCTGTGGTACTTTTCCCATCAAATGAGTCAATGTATCGCTACCACTTTTATCATAAATATCTAATTGACCTATCGGTATTTCACCCACACCATACTGCCAGTTACCTTTAAATCGTCCAGTGTCTACGGGTGATTTTTTAACGACTGAGCGCATGACATCAGTTACTATTCTGCGTGTCACCAGATCAACATTAGAGTGCGTCTTGTTGATAAACTTTGAAATATCCAGTGCGAAGCTGCCAGCCATCAGATACCCCTGATATTACACTTGCACAGCACGTTAATGCCTGCCGGAGTGAGTAGCTTAATAAAAGTGATTGTGTAGCTTGTAGCGCCTATAGTGACCGTATCGCCTACATGTGGAGGCGTTACCCCAACCATCGATAGCAATAGTTTCTGGTCGCCTTGATGAATCAATGTGCCGTCAATGTCTTTTGCTCCGACTGGAAAAACTACGCCTTTGACTTGCTGAGTCGATACCGTAACCGCTGCATTACCTGTGGCTGGATTGTATGCACCAATCGACTTTGCCGAGATCGTGACCGTTTGCCCGTACTCACTGAGAGAGTCGTTTGCAACCATCGCCATATCAGCATAAAAGCTCAACGGATCACCTTTACTTCAACGCCTGAGCCTGACTCAAAATAGGGTGCAAGCAAGGCGGTTATTGATAGATATTGAACCGATTGAGGCGAGTATTTATCAAACTCGACTTCTAATACATCCACTTTGGTTCGGGTTTTTTGCTGTGTTGAATCACTCAACAATTCCCCTGCCGCTGCTCTCAAAGCTAACTCTGAGCAAGCGTTAATCACCGCTCTAGGTATTGACGAGCTTAACGTGACAAAACCATTTACGAATACGTTATAACGAGGCCATGAAAGGGCTTGTATTGATGTTGTCCGAGTTCCTGCCCAACGCTGAGAATAGACCGCTTCCATGTAGTCGGTGGCTTTTCGTAGGGCTTGCTCTTGTTGTGTTACTGTAAGAGCTGCCCATGCACTGTGTCCTCTTGCTTCATGATAGGCACTAGAATCAGTAACGCTGCAAAAGCTCTCACTTGTTGCGCTTCCTGTTCCTGTTTCTGTGATTAAGCTCATAGATAGGATTCTCTAATTAGTTATTTTAAGGAGTGCGCCCTTGTGAAAAGACGCACCGTTTAACCAACTAATTAGTTGTTGATACTTGTCAGTCTTGCCATACCTTTGCGGTTGAACAATGCAAAGTTTGAGTAAGATTTAACACGAGTGATGATCTCATCTTTAGTCTCAGCCACACCGACTGTTTCGATTGCAATACCAGCTGGCACAGCGATTGGGTGAATCATTGAGCAACCCACTTTGTTGCTGCCATCGTCCCAGCAACCAGCGAATACTGAAGCCAAAGCACCAGTTGTAAGCAAAGCACCGTTAGCAGTTTCCGCAACTGATAGGTAATCGTTTTGAAAGATCGGGATACCTTCGTAAACTGACACGGTACGAGTAGTGCCGTTTGGCATTGTGTAAGCCATTGTTTCAGTAACGCCACCTAGTGTTCGAACCAGCGCTTTATAGTTGCGTAAAGTACGAGCAGGCATCATGATCCAGTCAACTTGACCATCTTTAGCCTTAACGAGATCAAGCAACTGATCCATCAATACTAAACTGATCGCTTGACCCGCTGAAGCAGTCGTATATTGAGCCGCATCGCATAAAGTGTGCAATGAGTTAAGTTGTGGCGATACGCCTGTGCCTGAAGCGATACCAGTTTGCAGTAAACGACCCACTGATTTTGCTTTTGATGAAATTTCAATGGCTAACTGGTCAACACCAGCACCAGAAGATTGTGCAGCAACCAAACCATTTATTTCAGCATCACCAATAGTGGTCGTTGCTGAGAAAGTGATTTGCGTAAAGGTTGCGGCAGCTTTTGCTGTGATAGCACTACCAACGGCTAAATGTTGAGCATCACCCAAAGCATTTTCGCGATTAACAAGGATAGCTTGACCCTCGTAACCCGTCCACGGCATTGCAGCCCACATAGGGTTAGTGGTGATAATGTCCTCAGCTACGCCTTGAACGATTTGGTTGTTGATTAACTTTGCTGCTTCTGCGAGTGTTTGAGTTGCCATTGTGATTCCTAAGTTTTAAGTTTGTTTAGCCAACCCCGCTGCTATCTTTTGCGTTGAGGTTAACGGTATTTGATTCGTTGTTCCGTTGCCGCTACCTTGCGACCCACCGCCACTATTTTCCGGTGCTTTTACAAAATGTTTGCCATCGTCCGAGGCTGCCCACTCTTTCACAAAGTCTGATACTAACTTATCGCCTATTTTGGCTGTCCGTGTATCGCCCTCTGCTACGATCTGCGCTTGTCCTGCAAACATGGCTTTTGTAGCTGCCAGAAACTGTGGTGCTACGCCATTTTTTACCAGTTCATCCGTTAAGCCGTTGTCGATTAAAAGCTTCTGCGTAAAGGCTGATTCTGTTTTTAATTCGACCTGTAGAGTTTCAAATGCCTTAAGTGAGTCTTTGCCAGCCTTTTGAGCTGTACTTAAATCACCCTGCAATTTGTCTCTTTCAGCCTCAACCAGTGCCAACTGCTCTGGTGTTATCTCTATGCTTTTTCGTGCCGTCTTTAACTCGCTTGTTAATCTGGCGTTGTTTGCTTCCAGCTTTGCAATAGACTCCTGCAATGCTTTAATTTCATCTTCAGTCATAGTTTTTATCCGCTTGGATGGTGGGTCAGCGCTGCTGTAATCGGTGTTCTAAATTCATAGTAACAAAAAAAACCAAAAGTAAACATTTATTTGCCATTTGTAATAAATAATATTTTCTTTCGGGCATAAAAAAACCCACCGAAATGGGCTTTGTTGAGCTATTTAATATTATTTCTTGGTCTGCATCCTGCGTACTGTGTGCCAAACTTCAAGATAAGTGTCGTGCAACTCCTCGTCCTTAACGCTACTCTTGAAGTCATCGTACTGAATCGAGCCT